TTATTTTACCTTATTTTAAAGACATCCAAACTGTTGCTGCTACAAATGATATAACGGCAACGGTTCCCATCTTTACTGTAGTAGCCCATATGCTTTTCTTAGTTAATCTCCATGCATCTAGTAAACTACGCATTTCACGTAGGTCAGTAGCTGCTGTTTCATCTTGCAAACCTAACTCACGTAGAGCTTGTGCTGCACCTCTTTTAGCTGCACGATCTAGCATTTCTTCCATTTGCTCTGGTGTTAAGTCTGTCATATCTTACCTCAAGGTGCAGTAGGCCAGTCAGCTTCACTCAAGTGAGGCCAGTTTTCATGCGTAGTAATGTCACGGAGGGCTTGTCTGTACTGTGTAGTTATATCATCTAATGTGTTATCTGTCAAGGCTAAATAGTCTGTAGCAGCTAGTAACTCATTACGTTTCTTACGGTTATCACTAGCCGCCTGTGCACTTCGTTGAGCAATCTGTTCTTCTGTTAAAGCTACAACAGTTTTAGTAATAATCCAACGTCCAGAGTAAATAGGTAGACCAACTTGATCAGCATCAACTTCACCTGTAATAGGATCAGTGGCGTCCTCTTCAGTTGTATAACGAGTAATCTCACGTTCAGGTAGATTACTATGCTCAATACGGTGAGTCATAGGGTTATACTCAGGTGCACCTTGATAACCTACAGGGTGCATACCGTATCTAGCCATAACACTAGTAGGAATGCTCTTTGGAAAAGATACGTTGGGGTTGTCACGGCGAAGATCACCTACAGTATATGGATACTGGGCTACTTGACCATTTGTAATTTTAACAAACATTGTATAAATCCTTTCTGTTTGTTTTACTGATTATTAAGAAGGGTGTAAGTATGTACAGAACCTAACGTAGAATTTTGGTTACCTATAAGGTACATCTTACTACCATCATCTTTAAAAAATAAACCTCTTGAGTCTGGTTCTTGAAGCTTAATGCTAAAGTTTTGTACATAACTAGCAGTAGAAATATCCCAAGCTGTACTTAGATTGTACTCATTTACATCGTCATCATTAGTACCGCCTATAAACATTTTAGTGCCATCAGGTTTAAAAGAGACACTATGAGGAAAAAAATCCTCATTTGATACATCAAAATTTTGTGAATAACTAGCGGTAGAAATATCCCAAGCTGTACTTAAATTATATTCATTTACATCATCTCCTGTACTACCACAAATATACATCTTAGTTCCATCAGGCTTAAAGAAAATACCTGTTGGATTAGTTTCTTGCGAAGCCACACTAAAAACTTGCACATAAGAAGCAGTAGAGATATCCCAAGCTGTACTCAAGCTGTATTCATTAATATCATCACCGTTACTTCCAAGAACATACATTTTAGTACCATCGGGCTTAAAGAAAATATCTTCTGGGGTTGCTTCTTGAGTATTAACACTAAAGCTTTGTACATATGAAGCTGTAGAAGTAGCCCAAGCTGTACTTAAATTATATTCATTAACATCATTTCCTGCATTACCTAAAATGTACATTTTAGTACCGTCAGGTTTAATAAAAATACCTGTTGGGTCTGTTTCTTGAGTACTGAAATCAAAAGCACCAAGACTATATTGATACACTCTATCATTAGTAGTACCAACAATATACACTGTAGTACCATCAGGTTTAAAAAACATGGAATGTAGAGCACTTTCTGCCAAAGTACTAGAGACTCTAGTATAAGAAGCAGTAGAAACATCCCATGCTGTACTTAAACTATACTCATTTATATCATCTCCTGAACTACCACAAACAAACATCTTAGTTCCATCTGGTTTAAAAAAGAGACCTGTAGGAGCGATTTCTTCAGTAGTTACACTAAAGTTTTGTACATATGAAGCTGTAGAAACATCCCATGCAGTACTTAAATTATATTCGTTAACAGTGTCATTACCAACTCCACAAACATACATCTTAGTTCCATCGGGTTTAAAATGTAAACTTTCTGGGCTTGTTTCTTGAGCAGACACACTAAAGTTTTGTACATATGAGGCTGTAGAAACATCCCAAGCTGTACTTAGGTTGTACTCATTAACGTCATCACCAGTAAGACCAATAATATACATTTTTGTACCGTCTGGTTTAAAGAAAACTTCTGATGGAGTTGTTTCTTGAGAACCTACACTAAAAACTTGAACATAACTAGCTGTAGAAACATCCCAAGCTGTACTTAAATTATATTCATTAACATCATCGCCAGTAGTTCCTATAATGTACATTTTAGTACCGTCAGGTTTAAAAAATACTGATCTAGGAGCAGTTTCTTGAGTAGCAACACTAAAACTTGTTACTCCTCCAACAAGTGTAGTTACATCCCATGCAGAGTCAGGATCATAATAAGCATAGTCTAAATCCCATGACCCAGCAAAATTACTGTTAGCAGCAGCCGCTTGGCCCATTGTTATTGCTACATTACTCATTGAATATCCTCCGCTGCTCTACGTCCATAATATGTTGTACCACCATCTGTTGTGATAAACGAATAAAGTTCTTTAGTAGATGTAGCTGTTGGTGTTGTACCTCCATGCCATTTTATTGAGCTAGGCCAAGTTAAAGTATAACCTCCTGTGTTGATTACTTCTAATGTGAAGCCAATAGCTAAACCTGATGCAGGTGGGTTAGTGAATGACACAGTAGTTGCACCAGATGGTGTGAAGCTGAATGTGTTGCCTGTAGATAGGTCTAGGGTTCCAGACGCAATAGTACCGTTACTCCCCAAGTACCTACCTGCAAGTAGTCCGTTCTTTATTTTAAATGCTTTATTGTTAGCCATCTATTTCACATCTCCATAGTTAGCTTAGATTATCGGCTGTATGTAGACCAATGTAGGTTGTACCACCATCGTCTGTACTGATGGTAAACAAGTCGGTTTGACCGTTAGCAGGTGCGAAAGGTGTTACACCTAAAGGCCATTCTATAGAGGTAGGCCATGTGAGGGTTACGGGAGTAGCTGTGGAAAACTGAAAAACATCATCAGTTACAGAGTCTGCTATATACACCTTAGTTCCATCATTACTAAAGAATATCCCGTCAGGCTGACCAGATGTGGGCGAAGTACTAAAACTAACACTATCATAACTAGCTGTAGATATATCCCAAGCAGTGCTTAACGAGTATTGATATATATTATCGTTAGTGGTTCCACTGATGTACACCTTAAGGCCATCTGGTTTAAAGGAGATACCTTTAGGTGATGTGTCTTGAGAACTAACACTAAAGTTGGTGCTATAAGACGCAGTTGATACATCCCAAGCAGTGCTTAACGAGTATTCATTAATATCTTGCCCTGCACCACCTAATACATACATCTTAGTGCCATCAGACTTGAAGAACAAGTCATAAGGAGCAGACTCCTGGGCTGCTACACTGAAACTCTTGCTATCGTAACTAGCAGTTGAAACATCCCAAGCTGTACTTAGCGAGTATTGATATATAGTATCCCCTGTGTTGCTTGCTGTATAAACCTTGGTTCCATCTGGTTTAAAAAACAAACCTTGGTGGTCACCTCCTTGTCCAGATAAACTGAAACTTTGTAAGTAAGAAGCCGTAGATATATCCCAAGCAGTATTTAAGTCATACTCAAATATAGAACCTCCAGCAGAACCAATGATGTACAGTTTACTACCATCGGACTTAAAAGAAACACCTTGTACGTTTGCTTCCTGAGAGGAGACATCTAATGCCTTACTATCGTAACTAGCATTATCTAGCCCATACCCAATAGCACCACCAGTCACCTCTACCTGAAATGACTGCACAGCACCTGCATTACTAATGGTGTACGTTGTGTTAGCTGTTAGTGTGTCATTGAAGTAGTTGCCTGTGCTAAGATCAATGTTGCTGCTAGTGATTGTACCAAGTGTTACCTTAGTGTCAGCACCGATTTGTACAGCATTCTTAACTACAAAATCTTTATTATTTGACATCTACTTCACCTTCCATAGTTGTCTCTTTACGTTTAGCCCACCAAACCTTCCTAGCTTCGGACTGCTTTCTTTTAGTGGTATCTGAGTGTTTTCGGCCTTTACTTGTGGCACTTATCTTTTGTCTTGTCTCTTCTGAAACTTCAACACCGTACCTAGGATTGTTAGAACCTGAGTTATTCTCAGACATAATCTTTAATGTCTCTTCAGAGTGTTTGCGTCCTGACTGAGACTTAGACATTTTAGCACGAGTCTCTTCAGTAATCTCCCTACCAATACAACCCCTGTTACCCCCAACAACAAGATTTAAACAGGTTGGGTCTTCTACTACTCGTTCAGTAACTACAATAGATTCCCAAAGCAAACACTCGTCATACGTACCTAAAAACAAAACATTACGTACCCAATCTTCAGGGTCTTTACATTCTGTCCTACGTCTACCGCCAAACTTCTTATTAAACAATACACCACTACCTGCGTAGTTGTCCTCTGGACTGCCTTTGTGTATCCCTCTGTAGAACTCTCCAGTAGACTTACGTACCCACTGATAGCCAAACGCCTCGTGTTCCATCATTTTGCACCATCCACAGCTTGTACTGATTGATAGGATGTACCACCGTTACGAGTACTAAAGGTTAGTACATCTGTATCACCTATGGCTGGACTTGTAGGTGCAGTACCTCCTGCAAACTCTATGGTGCTGTCGTAGGTGATGGTGGCAGATGTAGAACTACTCAACTGATAAATTTTATCATTTGTATCACCAGAAACAAATAATTTAACACCATCTATTGAAAATTGAATACCATAAGGAACAGAATCTAAAGAACTTATATCAAAAGTTAATCTTGCTCCGATAGTGGTTATGTCCCATGCAGTGCTTAATGTAGCAGTTCCAACTACCTCCTCATTGGCTGCAGAAGAAGGTACTGCACCGCTTATAAAATATATCTTGGTGCCATCTGAGGTAAAGAAAAACTGACCTAAATCATAACTTAAAGTTGTATTGTATGTGTAACTAATACTGTCGTAACTAGCAGTACTTAAATCCCAAGCTGTACTCAAGGAATACTGAAAGATCTTTTTACCGTTGGCTCCGTCTATGTACATTTTAGTACCGTCAGGTTTAAAGAAAAGCCTATATGGTATAGAGTCTTGTCCAGCTACAGACAGAGACACGGAGTCGTAAGAGGCCGTGCTTAAATCCCAAGCAGTAGATAAACTGTACTGGTATACTGTATCTGTTACTGAGCCTACACCATACATTTTAGTACCGTCAGATTTAAAAAACAAACCACTCATACCAGCATCCTGTGAAGCCAAACTAAAAGAAACACTGTCGTATGAAGCCGTTGTAATGTCATTGGGGTCTGTAAGAGTGTGTTGATATGCAACGGCACTGTTAGACATTGTAAACATCTTAGAGCCATCTGGTTTAAATAGGATAGCATTTGGCGCTGGTGTAAAGGCGTAACTCTTAGAGTCGTCTGACAAGTCACTGAAGCTGTAGGTATTCGTAGCCGCTCCATCCAACAACAACGTAGCAGCACTCACAGTACCACTAGCAGCAGGGTTGCTTAGGCCGATCTGAATGTCAGACGTTGGGGTGATCTCAAAGACTGAGCCAGTGGATAGGTCTAGGGTTTTGGTGTAAAAGGCTGAAGAGTATTGGTAGATTGTGTTATTTGTATCACCAACAATATAAAATTTTGTGCCAGAGTCTCCAAAAATAAATCCACGAGCAGTTGCATCCTGAGAGCCAGTGCTAAAACTTACACTGTCATAAGAACCCGTGCTAATATCATAAGCTGTACTTAGTGAATACTGATACACAGCATCATTGTCATAGGATTGAATAAAAAGTTTACTACCGTCTGCGTTAAAGTCCATTTCTCCAAACTCTCCAACCGTAGATGTAACTACAAGAGTTTTGCTATCGTAACTTGCAGTACTAATATCCCAAGC